GTCGGCGATAAGATTGTTGTCGAAGCTATGGTTGAAATTAATACAGTTAACACAAGAATCTATGATAACATCTTTCTAAAACAATATGCAACTGCGCTTATCAAGTATCAGTGGGGACAAAACCTCATCAAGTTTGAAGGTATGCAACTTCCAGGCGGTGTCACATTGAATGGTCAACGTATCATGGATGAAGCAAGACAAGAAATCGAGATTGCGGAACAGAAACTATATAACGAGTATGACATTCCACCAGATTTCTTCGTAGGATAATTGAATGGCCACGAATAAGTATTTTAAGTATAATGTCCGTTCCGAACAGAGATTATATGAAGACATTACGATTGAAGCGCTCCAGATGTATGGTCAGGACGTGTATTATCTACCTCGTGAGATTGTAAATAAAGACAAACTCTTTGTAGATGATGTTCCGTCACGTTTCGGTAATGCATATAAGATTGAGATGTATATTGAAAACACCGAAGGATTTGGTGGTGAGGGTGACCTCTTTACTAAGTTTGGTGTAGAACTTCGTGACCAAGCAACCTTTATCGTTGCAAGAAAAAGATGGAAGGAGATGGTCGGTGACCGTCTCGCGGAGAATAACTTCCGTCCAAGAGAAGGCGATGTCATCTTTCTCCCATTGTCAAAATCTCTTTTTCAAATCGAGAGAGTAGAAACAGAGACTCCTTTCTACCAGTTGAGTCAACTTCCTACTTTCCGTATGACATGCGAACTCTTCGAATATAATGACGAAGATTTCGATACAGAGATTTCAGATATCGATGTGGTTGAGAAGGAAAGTGCATTCCAGTATCAACTTCGACTAGATTCATCTGGTGGTGGATTTACAGTCGGTGAGACTGTCACACAGGTGTTCAGTGACTTCACGATGTCTGGTGAGGTCACTCGTTGGTCAGATAGTGACAGAACATTGTGGTTGGCCCATGTTGGTGCAACCGATGGTAAGTTCCACGAGTTTACTACATCAGTTATTGTTGAGGGTGGAACAAGTGGTGGACGTGCAACACCAACACTGGTATCACAACTACAGGCGATTCAGAACGAAGCGCAGAACACAGTCTTTGATGACTTTGAATCTGATTTCCTTGACTTCTCTGAAGACAATCCATTTGGAGATATTGAATAATGTTTGGAACTTGGTTTTATCATAAGAGAGTAAGAACTGCGGTATCGGTATTCGGGTCGATGTTCAATAATCTTTATGTCCTTCGTCAGAATAGTTCGGGTGAGACTATCTCTCAGGTCAAAGTGCCTCTGTCATATGCACCTAAGAGAAACTTTATTGCACGTCTAGACCAGATGAACAATGGTGAGGAAGCAGAACGTAGAGTCGCGATGAAGTTACCTCGTATGTCTTTCGAGATTACGAGTATGACATATGACGCGACCCGTCAACTTCCAAAGGTCAATGCAATCTCAAAGGCGATTGAGAACAGCACAGACACCAGACAAAAACTGTATGCGTCTACTCCATACAATATTACATTTCAGTTGAACATATACGCAAAGTCTCAGGACGATGGTCTGCAAGTGGTGGAACAGATTCTTCCATACTTCACGCCTCAGTATACGGTCACTGTAAAACCTTTCACCGATATCCCGTCTCTTCTTGAGGATGTTCCAATTACACTAAGTAATGTTGTTATGGAAGACAACTTCGAAGGTGCAGTCGGTGATAGAAGAACAATCGTCTACACACTCGATTTCGAGATGAAAATTAATTTCCACGGCCCAACGGATGCTGGTAGTAAAATCATTCGTGATGTTCGCACAAACTTCTATCTCAAAGACGCTGGTCTTGCAGATAGTGATGTTTACATCAGAACCTTGAAAGTTACACCAGACCCAGTATCGGTCAGTGCGGATAGTGATTATGGATTTATTGAAACATACTTAGATAGTGATAGTTAATGAGTGAAGATAAAAAGATTAGGGATGATTACGAATACTCTCGTGATACCTATTATGAATTGTTGGAAAAGGGCCGCGAGAGCCTTGAACTGATGGTGGAAGTTGCTCGTGAGAGTGAACATCCTCGTGCGTTTGAAGTATTATCAAACATGATGAAAAACATGGCTGATATCAACGACAAGTTGATGGACTTGAATAAGAAAAACAAAGACATTAACAAAAAGGATGAACCTAAACAATTAGGTAACACCACTAATAATCTGTTCGTTGGAACAACGACAGACCTTCAAAGACTTATCCAACAAGAGTCTGGAGTGGTGATTGATGCTGAATCCGAAACAGATTGAGTCGTATCTTGGCAATCCCAATGTAAAGAGGGATGGCGTCCAGCATCAATTTACAGAAGAGGAAGTCAAAGAATACCTCAAGTGTTCGAAAGACCCTGTATACTTCTGTAAGACTTACCTAAAAGTTATCTCTCTTGATGAGGGTCTAGTTCCATTTAGACTATACCCATATCAGGAAAAGATGTTCAAACACTTTAATGATAACAGATTTTCTATCGTTCTGGCGTGTCGTCAGTCAGGTAAGTCAATTAGTTCCGTTGGTTATATTCTATGGTATGCGTGTTTTCATAGCGAGAAAACGATTGCAATTCTCGCGAACAAAGGGGCAGTTGCTCGTGAAATGTTATCGCGGGTTACTCTCATGTTGGAGAATCTTCCCTTCTTCCTACAACCTGGCTGCAAAGCTCTTAACAAAGGCTCCATTGAGTTTAGTAATAATTCTCGCATTATTGCCAGTGCTACAAGTGGTAGTTCTATTCGTGGTATGTCTGTTAATCTACTATTTCTCGATGAGTTTGCATTCGTGGAGAGAGCGAATGAGTTTTATACTTCGACCTACCCAGTTGTCTCGGCGGGTAAGGATACAAAAGTCATTATTACTTCGACTGCAAACGGCATTGGTAATACATTCCATAAAATCTGGGAGGGAGCGGTTCAAGGAATTAATGAATTCTCAGCGTTCACAGTAAATTGGTATGACGTGCCAGGAAGGGATGAGGAGTGGAAGCGACAAACTATCGCAAACACATCTCAGTTGCAATTCGACCAAGAATTCGGTAACACCTTTTTTGGAACAGGTGATACCCTAATCAACGCAGAAACGTTGTTATCATTCCGTGCAAAACCACCCAAGAAAGTTCTTGAAGGTGGAGACCTACTGGTCTATAAAGAACCTACCAAAGGTCGTGAGTATATCATGACCGTTGACGTGTCCAAAGGAAGAGGGCAGGATTATTCTACCTTTACGGTAATCGACATTGGCACTAGACCGTTCAAACAGGTTGCCGTGTATCGCAACAATAATATCTCTCCAATTCTCTTTCCCAACATTATATATAAGTATGCGAAACTCTATAATGAAGCATATGTCGTTATTGAGTCAAATGACCAAGGGACATTGGTCTGTAATGGGTTATATCAAGACCTAGAGTATGATAATGTCCATATGGAGTCAGCTGTCAAGGCAGACCGTATCGGGATTGAGATGAACAGAAGGGTGAAACGATTAGGTTGTTCTGCAATCAAAGATATCCTTGAAGAAAAGAAACTGGATATCGTAGATGAACACACCATTATGGAAATCTCCACATTTGTCTCAAAGGGACAATCGTATGAGGCATCCGATGGTAACCACGATGACCTGATGATGAATTTGGTAATGTTTGGATTCTTTGTATCAACACAATACTTCTCTGACATGACCGATATTAACCTCAAACAGATGATGTTTGAGAAGAAGATGAAAGAAATTGAGGATGATGTCCCACCTGTAGGATTTATTGAAGATGGTGTGTCAGCATACGAAGAACACGAAGCGCAACAAGAAGCCTTGAAGAATGTCGGTTGGCATCAATTCCAAGGTGGTATTGAGGAATGGGAATAATGCAACTAGGTAAATTTACATCAACAAATCTAAAAGACTTTTACGAAGAAATCAATTCGTTTCAGTGTGAAGCACATGGTGAAGACTATAATGAGATGCATAGACCAATCAAAGAATACCTTGAAGAAGGTGACTCGTATAAAGAGTTTGGTGTCATGCAGGGTGGAACTGCATCATGTGCGATGTTACAGAATCCTGCATCAGTTGAGTTGGTAGATATCAATTTCACTCGATTTGACCCGTATTCATATATTCTCAAAGAATATGCAAGAGAAAATAATATCGTTCTCAAAAAACATAAATGCAGTAGTGATTCATTGCAATGTGCGTCATTGGTTGACTTTCTGTTGATTGATAGTAGACATGACGCTGGTCATATGAAGAGAGAGTTGGCTGCACACGGAATGAATGTTCGTAAACATATTGTATGTCATGATACCTATAAACTACCAGAATTACAGAATGTTTTGGTAGAATGGGTGCAATCTAATCCAGAATGGAAGGTTATCGAGTATTATCAGAGTAACGTGGGGTTCACCCATATCTCAAAAGTTCTTTAGTTATAAATAAAGGTATTGAAACTACCGTATTATGAGAACTTATAATTAGATGACGAGAAAGGAAAAAGGTTATGGCACTTTTTACACCATCCGCTTCTCCTGCTGTAACAGTTAAAGAGGTTGACCTGACAGGCGTAGTGCCTAACGTTCAAACTTCAACTGGTGCATTTGTGGGGAACTTCGGTTGGGGGCCAGTTGGAGTAGCGACCCTCGTCTCAGATGAGTCGGGTCTTGTATCTACTTTCTCCGCACCAACCGATGACACTACGGTAGATTTCCATTCTGCCGCATATTTTTTAAGGTATTCTAACTCTCTGTTTGTTGTCCGCGAACAGGATTCTGATGCCCTCAATGCTGTTGGTAGTAACTCAAATGTTGCTATCTCAGCCCAAACCATCAACAACTTGGACGCCTTCGAAGGTCTCACAGTAGACTCCTCTGACGGTGCATTCCTTGCTAAGTATCCAGGCGAACTTGGTAACTCAATCAAAATTTCACTTATCGGTTCTGATAGTGATAATGGTGGCGCTACCAACTACAATGCTTGGGCATATAAAGACAAGTTTGATGCTGCTCCAGGCACATCAACCTTCGTATCAGACCTCGGCGGTAAGAATGACGAAATTCATGTCGCTGTTGTTGACGAAGACGGTCTGATTTCAGGTGTCAAGAACACTGTTCTGGAAACATTCCCATTCTTGTCAGTTGCAAAGAACGCCAAGAGAGCTGATGGCACATCAAACTACTACGTTGATGTTCTGAAGAACCAATCACAGTGGGTCTATGCTGGTGCATTCCATAGAAATGGCGCACCAACTGAAAACGACTTCAGTGGTTCTAATTGGGGTCAAAACGCGACAACAGGTGCAGAAGACTTCGCAGCAGATAGTGCTGCATCAGTTATGCAGACTGAATTCTCATTCCAGTCTGGTGTAACCTCATCTTCACTGGGGACTGATGATGTCCTCCGTGGTTTCGACAAGTTCGAAGACAAAGACAACATCGAGGTTGATTTCTTGATTGCTCCAGAAGCACTGACAGACGGTGCTGCAACGACAATCGTCAATGACCTCGTTGCTACCGCAGGCACAACTCGTAAAGACTGTGTTGTAGTCGCATCACCATCTCGTGCTGCTGCTGTAACGACAGGCACTAACGCTGCAATCATTGCATGTGGTAACACTTTCACCAAGTCATCATACTTGGTTCAAGACAACAACTATCTGAAAGTATTTGACAAGTATAACGACAAATACATCAAGATTCCTGCCAACTCATCCACTGCGGGTCTGATGGCTGCAACCGACTTGGTTGCTGCTCCTTGGTTCTCGCCTGCTGGTTCAAGACGTGGTAGATATCTGGGTATCACAGATATTGTTGTATCACCAACCAAAGCAGAGCGTGACGCTCTCTACAGAGTCGGTATCAACCCAATCGCAAACATCCCAGGCGAAGGCATCATGCTCTTCGGTGACAAAACGAACGAATCGCGTCCAAGTGCATTTGACCGCATCAATGTTCGCCGTCTCTTCTTGGGTATCGAGCGTGCGGTTGCTCTTGCTGCTCGTAACGTCATGTTTGAATTCAACGATGAGTTTACTCGTGCAGAGTTCACTAACATCCTTGAACCATTCCTTCGTGAGATTCAGGGTCGTCGTGGTATCACGGACTTCCGTGTAGTCTGTGACGAAACGAACAACACTCCTGCTGTGGTTGACCGTAACGAATTCATCGCAAGCATCTTCATCAAACCTGCTCGTTCTATCAACTATGTGACACTGAACTTTGTCGCAGTTAGAACTGGTGTAGAGTTTGAAGAAGTTGTAGGCACGGTATAAGGGGAGTAATGAAAAATGGCAATTCTCGGCGTAGATGATTTCAAATCAAAACTTAGAGGTGGGGGCGCTCGTCCTAATCTCTTCAAAGCCACTGTCAACTTCCCAGGCTATGCAGGTGGTGATGTCGAACTGACATCATTCCTCTGCAAAGCTGCACAGTTGCCAGCCTCAGTAATGAACGTAATCGAAGTTCCATTCCGTGGTCGTCAGTTGAAAATCGCTGGTGACCGCACGTTTGAAACTTGGACAGTGACAATCCTGAACGATACGGACTTCAATGTTCGTAACGCAATGGAACGTTGGATGAACGGTATCAACTCTCACCAAGCAAACACAGGTTTGACCAATCCAGTGGATTATCAAGCAGACCTGATTGTTGAACAATTGGACAGAGATGAGTCAGTTCTGAAGACATACAACTTCCGTGGTTGTTTCCCAACTAACGTCAGTTCAATTGATGTTAACTACGAAACAGTAGACCAAGTGGAAGAGTTCACTGTCGAATTCCAAGTTCAATACTGGGAATCAGACACCACTTCTTAATAGAAGTATAAGTAGGGGGGTAGGGTTAATCCCTACCCCTTTATTACAACAGGATAGGTAATGGCAGAACAAGACAATAGTATTCTCAAACTGTTTGGTTTCGAACTCAAAAGAGCAGGTGAAACTAAACCGAAAGAGAATGAAAAATTAAAATCGATTGTAACCCCAGCTGATGAAGACGGTGTGGGGTATGTCACTGCGTCAGGAACACACTATGGTCAATACATTGACATGGATGGTGGTCAGGCAAAAGACAACCAACAACTTATTCTGAAATATCGGGGTGTTGCACACCATCCCGAAGTTGATGCCGCGATTGAGGATATCGTTAACGAATCAATCATTGGTGATGACGGTTCATCATGTGAACTGAACCTTGATATGGTTGAAGCGTCTGACTCAATCAAAAAACAAATGACCGAAGAGTTCAATAACATCTATAACATGTTGAAGTTTAACGAACTAGGTCACGACATCTTCCGTTCATTCTATGTGGACGGCCGTTTGTATTATCATTTGGTCGCAAACGAATCAAACCTCAAAGCTGGTATTCAGGAAATCCGTCCTATCGATGCCGCAAAGATTCGTAAGGTCAAGGAAGTTAAACACAAGAAAGACCCAGTGACAGGCGCAAAGGTTGTCGAGAAGGTCAACGAATTCTATATCTATCAAGAGAAAGCGGGAACTAACCAAGGCGTAAGACTTTCTCCTGATTCAGTATCATATACCGCATCTGGTCTCCTTGACCCAAGTAAGAGACAGGTGGTATCATATCTGCATAAAGCACTTAAACCAATCAACCAACTTCGTATGATGGAAGACTCATTGGTCATCTATCGTATGGCTCGCGCACCTGAACGCCGTATCTTCTATATCGATGTTGGTAACATGCCTCGTAACAAATCAGAAGCGTATATGAGAGATATCATGTCTCGTTATCGCAATAAGATTGTATACGATGCAAACACTGGCACAATCAAAGATGACCGCAAGCATATGTCTATGCTCGAAGATTTCTGGTTGCCTCGCCGTGAGGGTGGTCGTGGAACAGAGATTACCACACTTCCTGGCGGTGAGAACCTTGGTCAGATTGATGACATTATCTATTTCCAGAAAAGATTATATCGTTCACTGAACGTGCCAATCAACCGTCTGGAACAAGAAGCGCAGTTCTCTCTTGGCCGTTCTACTGAGATTTCACGGGATGAAGTGAAGTTCCAGAAGTTTATTGACCGTCTGCGTAAACGTTTCGCAACACTGTTCCTTGGTATCCTTCGCAAACAGCTTATCATGAAGGGTATCATTACCGAACAGGATTGGGAATCATGGAAACACCAAGTCGGGGTTGACTTCCAAAGAGACAACCACTTTACCGAACTCAAGGATGCGGAACTGTTGACCAACAGACTCCAAACTCTTGACCAAGTATCACAGTATGTTGGTGAATATTTCTCACGCGAGTGGGTTATGAAAAATGTAATGCACTTCTCAGAAGAAGACATTCAACAAATGAAAGATGAAGTCGAGTCCGAAAATGCTGCGGGCGGAGACGAAGAGGAAGTATAAAATGAGTGAAACAGACACCATTGAAAAAGAGGAAGACATTGTGGAAACGAATCCAATCGAAGACCTCGTAAATCAAATCACTGCGGGTGGACTGAATAAAGCTGAAGGTTCATTCAAATCTATCTTGGACGACAAACTTGCTGATGCAATCGACGCACAACGAGTTCAAGTCGCATCAACTATCTTTGATAAAGACGAAGAAGACTCCGAAGACATCTCAGATGAAGAACTCGAAGACGAAGAACTTACGGACGAAGAATTGGCGGCGGTAGATGCAGTCATGGACGAGGACGAAGATATTCTTGCAGAACTCGAAGATGATGAAACCGAAGAGGAAGAGGTAGTCGA